CAAGTTTTTTAAGTAAAATAAACGTATGACAGAAAACTTTATTCTTCAAGAATACCTAGACGATTTATCAATTTGTGACAGCCTTATTGAAATTCACAAAAACAGTACTGAGAAAGAACCTGGTATTGTGTTTACTCAGGGTATGCCAACAATAAAACCTGACATAAAAGATTCAACCGATATATCTTTACCTGTAGAGTTGGGTGGTCCGTATGTTGTTGCACTGCAAAAAATAGTAGAGAAATATATAAAAAAATACCCGTACTGTAATAAAGGTGCGCCGTGGAAGATTGTTAGTAACATACCCATACAGCACTACAAACCAAATCAAGGGTATTTTGTATGGCACGATGAAAGAAATAACGCCACACACCCAACAACTACTAGACATTTAGTGTTTATGACGTACTTAAATGACGTCACAGATGGGGGAGAAACAGAATTTTTACACCAAAAATTAAAAATACAACCTAGAAAAGGGCTTACTTTAATTTGGCCCGCAGATTGGACATATACCCATAGGGGTATAACTTCCCCAACCCAAGAAAAATATATTATTACTGGCTGGTTTAACTACGTATAACACTAAAAAGGGGGTTTTTACGCCCCCTTTTTCATTTAGGATTAAAGCATTTTTCATAGTTAAAGTCTTGATCCCGCAAGACTGGTCTGATGGTAGCCTCTAATGCCCAGTCTAAATATTGGGTAATATCTTCCATACTTTCTCCGCTTACGCTCGCACGGGCGTGACCCATTGGCAGTCCGTTTTCGTCATAAAAGACCTCCCGTAACTCCATATAAGGGTCTGGGTCAGCTGCTATCATTACAAAACGTAAGTTCCAAGTCATAATGTTTCGTATTGTTTACATTAAATGCCTTTTGGTAACATTTATGTTACAACTCAAGGGGGTCAAATCCAAGTTCCGTTGCTACCATTTTTGCTCTATTTCTAAACGTCTTATCGTGTTTTGTCCAAGCCTGTGTCATCGTATTCCAGCGGCTGACGTGAATCATCTCATGTGCCATCGTCCGAATCACAGTGTCTAAATGCCCACAACGGGCATCTGAAATTGTAATAGTGTGAGCGTGGTCTGTGCCATCATCATAAAGATAGGTTCCCATAGTGTCTGGGTCATGATCTACTATAAATTTAATCTCTTCTGGTAAGGGTAAACCCCAATCTGAAAACGGCTCGCAGCAATACAACATACTGTAAATGTGTTCAATAATTTTAGGCGTTAGCTTCATACTTTTAACAACTGCCCACGGAAGTAGATTAAACCCTCATCCTCATTAATAACCTCTGCCAGCTCTGGTGGCATTAATTTGCCTTTGATAAAGGTCAAGATTGCAAAACCAGCTCTCCAGTTAACTGGGTTATTTTCTGTATATGCAAACTGATTATCTTTAATACAAGCCATTGTGCCAGTATCTACGCCATATCTCGTTCCAGTATAGTCACTCCACGGGGTAATTTTAAGAGAGTGTAGATGCCCACTGACAAAACTTGTACCCGATTTAATGGTGTTGTTGTAGACCGCATGGATGCCGTTATGCCACCGATGCTTAATCATACAAGTTTGATTGACCATAACAGCCCAATACCACTTCCAATGCGGAGTATGGTCAGCAATATCAAACCCTTTAATACCCTCGTACTGTGGCAATACATTGGATAATTTGCCTGAAAAGCGTAAATCGTGATTGCCAATCGTAATCATTAACTTACAGCCTGCTGGTCGTACTTTTTCAATATCTCCGAGTCTTTCTTGAATCTCGTCAAGTTCTTCTTTAACTGTTGGGCCTTTATTCCAGCCAATGCGATGATGTTGTGAAATACTAGCAAAGTCGGCTATATCCCCATTAAGAATGACAATCTTTGGTTTTAGATACTTTACAAACTCAACAAACCCTCGATGGGCTGTAGTTACATATTGTGGGTTGTAATGGCAATCTGAACCTACTAAGATAGTGCCATTTTCAATCGTGATGTTGGCTTGCATCTGTTCATCAGGAATGTAAATCTTAGGCATCCCATTAGGTTTTAAAGCGTCTAAAAGAATGCCATGTGTATCTTCTATTGTTCTACGTCTTTTTAAGGTATTGCGGGTGCTAAGCCCTATAATTTTGCCAATTTTTTCGGGAGATTGATGTTCTCGCCAAATGGCAATAAATTCTTCATCGGTACACGCTTTTTTAGCCATGACATACCTTTTCTCAAGTAAATCATGATATTAGAACATTATGAAAGAATTATGAAAAAACCCCTCCGAAGAGGGGTCCAAACACTATAGTGTGTTTATTAAGCGCCTGGCGAACCAAACATTCCTAGTGGATCCGAAAATCCAAATGAATAACGCTCACGAGATTTGTAGCGTACGTTGCCAGTGTCAAAATCTCCGTCCATGGAGTTTTGCAATGGGGTACGAACAAAGTGCTTCATGCCGTTTGGAACATCAGTGCACAAGAACCAAGCATTGGTATCGGTCAGGTAGTTATTAACTGTATAACCCTCTGGAATCGAACCGTTGTTCTTTAATGCATTAATGTCATTATCCGCTGTACCAACACGGAGTTCGGTTTCTAGCAAACGAGTTGCCACGAACTGTAGTGCGGGTGGAACGACTAACTTACGTGGCTTAGCAGCAATCAATAGACCCCGCTCATCCGTCCATGCAGCGATCTGAATAACGGCGGCTTCCAAAGAAGTCTCGTTAAGGTCAGCTGGAACAGCAGGTTCGTTAGAGTTTGTACCACCAGACACAAGTGGGTGTGCAGTACTAAATAAAGGCTGACCATCACCACCATTAGCAGCGGTAAAGCCAGTATTTAATATAGAAGCAGCACGAACTTGCTTGGTATACGCCATAGAACGAGCTAACGCCTTGGTATAACGACCAGATAGGCTGTCATACAAGTTGTCCTCAATAGCCTCTTCCGTTAAGGAGAAACCTTGAGCAATCGTTACGTGGGTATAGCGAGCTGTAAAAGCCTCTTGTGCGTTGTCATAAGCAATTGCACTGCCTTCGTTTTTTACTGGGGCGGCACTAAAGCCAGACAACTTAGTTTCTTCTTCAAACGAACGTTCAGAGGTCTCTGTTTCATAGATCTCTTTGTGTTGTTCACCATAAGTCGCATACTCAAGACCGAACAATGCGTTTAAGCCTGGGAGCAACTCTTTCAGTAGTTGTGCGCGTGAAATAGCCATTTTTTAGCTCCTATTAGGCTGCATAATCCAAGCCAGTAGCTCGGAGAATTTGCGGATTGTTCAACTTCACTACAACTTCAGTGAAGGCGTCTGTACCAGTAGCAGTTTCTGGAATTACGGAAACAGCACGAACTGGCAGGGTTGCTGCATTACCTGCGTCATTGGTAGCAACAAGAACACCAAACCCAGAGTTACCAGTAATAGTGTTACCTGTACCTTGGTCAATTGCCATGTTTACGCCAACAATGCTTTTGTTAACGGTTGTTACAACGCTGTTTGAAAATACAACAGCTACCTGAAAAGCAGCCATAGGATCGTCAACAATGTAGCCAATAGCAGATGTTGCAGCAGCATTACCTGGGTAGTACTGATCTTGAACTGTTTGACCTTGAGCATTTACATACTGGCAGCCCATAAATACACCATAAGTGTAGTTAGCAGCTGAAGTTGTAGAGTCGTTTGTAACGCCTGATACTGCAATAGTGCCACCATCGACTAAAGCCACAATGTCCCCGTTAAAAATTGGAGTGTTATAAGTACTCGCAATTGGCAATTGACGGGTTGCACCAGCGTAGGGTTTGCCATCCACGCTGTTGATTGGGCGTAAGCCGTAGGGAGCTGTTACGCTTGGATAAGCCATAATAAATCTCCTAAATTATTAAAAAATTAACTACCTTTACCAAAAGAACCCACCGTAACCTTACCTTCATTGAAGAGGGGCATCCGTGGATCACTTTGGCGCATAAGAGTGTTGTCTACAGCCTTCATTTGAGCATCTGCTTGGTCAGAGTAATGTTTATTACGCTGGTCAACGAACTCAAGTGGAGTTTTGCAAAGTAACAATCCACCAATCTCAATGTTGTCTTTAAAACGACTATTGGGATCAGCTAACAGTTGTAATTTGGGTTGTTCTTCAATTCTTACAGGTTCCCATCCTTCTCTTAACTTCGCTGAGAGGTTGCGAGGATCGGAAGTGTTAAGCGTCGAAATACGAATCCATCTGTAGGCATATCCAGTTTGCTTATCTGGTTCAGGGAGAAGCTCAGGTTGCGACCACTGTTTTGGTCGTTCTGACTGGGTACGACTTTCTAATTCTCTTTGTAATCTGTTTGTTGCCATTTTAGGACTCCAATTTATTAAGTTCACGGGCATACTGCTCTGGGCTTAAGCCAAATTTTTTAGCCAAAGCCACTTGCGTTTTGGTTAGTACAATCTTTTTTGAAGATGTACTGCGCTTCGCAGGAGCTACGACCGTACTTAACCTAGATGTACGTTGAGGTTTATCCTCATCGTTTTTTACTTCAATGTCGTCAAATTCCTCTGGGAATCTGCGTTTTACTTCTGTATCAATACGTTTAAAATATTCATCCGTACCAATAAATGCTCTACCAAACTTTTCTTCAAGTTCCTCATGAATAAATACAGCGTACTTACTCATTGATTTCTTGTCTGGATCAACGTACCAGGGGTTGTTGGACACCCATTCAGCAACTTTATCATCCATTTGTGCAGGCTGCTGAGACTGCTTTGTTTGTAGTTTTACATCATTTTCTGTAATTTGTACAGTGGGTTTGAAATTTTTTGCTCTGTCAAGTTTAAGTTGCGCCCGCATCATTTCTTCTTGAGCTTCTGCAAGTGCATCAGAATCCCCAGAATCATAAGCTTCTTTATAGGCTTTTCTTGCTTGCGACGCTTCTAACTCAGCAGATGTTTGGTAGCTAGAAATTAGTTCTTTTTCACCACTTTGCAGAACTTCTTTTAAGCGCCTATTCTCATCTAAGATTGCCTGCGCTGCCGTTAACGCTTCTTGCTGTTCACGTAAAGCTGCTTCTTTTGCTCTACGCTCGTCATGCCAAGCTTTTTTATATTGTGTAAACTTATCCTTTACATTTTTAGAGTATTCTGCGGACGAATCAGCAGTTTCTAAGTCTTTTTTGATCTCATTAGGTAAAGGCTCTACGTTTTTATCCTCTTCAGGAGTGTCGTCAACTTCAACAACTTCAAAGCCTTCTTCTAATTCATCTACGGGTTTACCCTTATCTTCTTCCATTTCATCTGGAAACTTGTACTCTTCTTTTTGCATTTCAGCCATGTTTTATCTCCTAGATAAATTTGCGTTTAATGCCCCGTGGGTCTTGAACTACAGCCTCTACGGAGTCATCATTAATAATGCGAAATTCCCTGTCGTGAATTACCAGACGGGTACCAGCATTAGGTCTTACTAAAACAAAATCACCTTTTTTACACCAAGGTCCGTTAGGAAAACGGGTTAGGTCTTTATAGCAATCGGAACCCATATCAACTACAAACAGCACTGTAGTTAAAAGCTCATCGTGCCGCATGGTTTCGTCTGATTTAAGAATCCCACTATCAAAGGCTTCTTCTGCTTCAGGAATAGCGCAAAGTATTCTATAGCCTTTAGGGGCTGGGAGTTGTTTGGCTCTTTCTTCTGCTTCTTTATTTAAAACTGCACTTAAATCTACTGCTCTATTTAAATCTACTACTGTTTGTTGGTCACTCATTTGAGTTCTCCATTGCTTTATTAAGGTCGGTTATGTAGTTACGTGCAGTAAGGAGACCTCTCACCTCGCCACACACTTTTTTGTACTCTTCGTAAGTCTCTACGCGACCATCTGCAAGAGCTTCTTGGAGTTGTAAAACTTTGTCGTCAATTTGACGTTTTAATATATCAAAAGCCTTATCAGCTTCCATTACTTACCTTTCTTTGTTTGCCTTTCAGCAATTTCCTTCTGATTTGCCAAAGTCTGTCGAAGTTTTATTATCTCTAGACCTGCTTTACTACCTTCTACTTTCTGTGCAGCTTCGCGAGCTTCTCTATCAGTTGCTGCTTTTATAGCTGCTTGTGCTCCTGCTGTTTGCTGTTGAGCTTTGATTCTCTCTCGTTCTACAGCAATTTGTTCCTGCTTAAGTTGTGCATCGACCATATCTTTAGCTGCTTTGCGTTGCTGCTCAGCCGCTTTAATTTGCAACTCTTGTTGTTGCATCTGAATAATTGGGTCTTGCATCTGTTGTTGTGCTTGTTGAGCTTGAACTTCTTGTTGGTTCTGCATTAACAACTGTTGAGACGCTGCTGCTGCCATTTGAGCGACTTGATCCGCCATTTCTGGAGGCATTTGTTTTGGCTCTTCTCCATCTTTAGGCATTGGAGGAAGCTGCATACCCATTGTTCTCTCAACTTGTAAGCGATACTCAAAGCCCAAATGCTCGTTGATGTGTGCCATCATTGCCATTTGTAACTGTTGTGCCATCTGTGGGTTCATTGCTAAAACCTGTTGAATCTTTGGATCTTGCATTGGTGCCATATGAACTGCAATGTGTGCCTGATGATTCTGCTCAATGAACGCCTTGACTGGTTTACTTTTCAGAATGTTCTGATTCTCAGCTACTGGATCGGTTGGCTTCATATCTTCAGCCATCGGTACCAATTTCTGATAGTTTTTGATTCCCAACACGTCTAGCATCTGACGATGTAATAGTGGTAGATCATAGAGCTGCGGTGCTGTCTGAGCGAGTTGTAGAGCTGCTTGATACTGCACTACTTTTTGCGCCATAGTAGCCGCGTTGGGATCGGAGACTGGAAGCACGTAGACCATGTCATAGTCTGATTGCTTAGCCATACGGCTGCCTTCTACAGGCTCATAGCCATACTCATCTGGAGTGTAATCACGGATGATGTCTTTTAATAACTGAAACTCTTGCTTCATCGAATAGTGGATACGGGCTTGTATCGCACTCATCGTTTTAAGAGTTCTCTCTAAGATTGCTAGAGTTGTTCCAACTGGCGCATTTGCGCTCATATCCGATACTGACAACTCGGTAGAGCCAGCAAACCTACGACCTTCTTCTACAATTGTTCCTAATAAGGAATATAAAACTTGACTTGGTTCTTTATATGGCAACGGTAACAAGTTGTCACGCATTGTTCCACTAGGTACGTCTACGTCTCTAAATTCACCAGGGGCTATCGGGGTGTCGTCGCCTTTGATTCGCAAGCCACGGGTCTTAAAGCCGCCTGGCAAGTTGCTAAGGGTTCCAGCATCCACGAGCTGCCGAATAATACTAGTACCAGACTTAGCAAAAGCACCGATAAGGTGAATAAGCCCAAAAGCATAAAAGCCAAAGCCTGGAATGTATGGATAATGGACAAAATGGTTTCTCTTCTGATGAGTGTCATCTTCGGGTCTCCAGTTACGACGAATAGCTAGGATAGTATTAGTACCCTTTTCAATAGTTACAACATAAGGAAGTGCAATTCCTGTTGGCTCGCCGTCGTCATCTTTATGTTCAAAGCCAGGAATATCTAGCTCGACATGCATCTCTAATAATTTAAAGCGATTATCAGTAGTAGCTCTAAAGCCAAGCTTTTCTGCAATCTTCTTCTCTACCTCGTCCATTACTTGGACAGGGTCGCCTAAGTCTACGTCTCGGTAGAAACCATCATGCTGGAGACGTCTCACATCGTTCTCTGTCTTACGCATCACATGCGTAACCCGTTCAGCTGCCTCTAAACTAGAAGCTCCATAGGGGACAACAACGTCTTCTGCAGGAACATACATGGATACTTGACGACCTAAACTTGGGTCAAAGTAAACTTTCTTAAACGCATTACCTGCAAGTCCTAAGCCCCACAGCATGCGCTCATGCTCTGGGCGGTACTCTTTCATTACG